CCGGTGGGGGGACTCGATTTTTGCCGATTCCCCTCGCGATACCTTGAGAAGGACGAAGAAGAGTTGATTTGGACAGTACGAACTGGATTTACACATACTATCAGGGAATTAAAGACGGCACTTACACCGTAGGCCGGTGGATTCAGCTTGTCTATGGCATAGTGGTCGATGCTTTTGAGTCCGGAGCGGTCGATTTCAGCGCGAAAGAGGCAAACAACGCCATCGAGTGGATAGAGAACCACTGTTTTCACGTTGAGGGCGTGCTTGCTCCGGGGAATCTCATTCTTGAGGTATGGCAGAAGGCTATTATCTCCTGTATCTTCGGTTTGCTGAAGCCTGGGACCGTTTACCCGGCGTATAGCGAGATCGTTCTCATAGTCGGCAGGAAGAACGGCAAGTCCTTACTTGCATCGGCTATAGCCAACTACATCCTGCAAGTAAAAGGCGGCTATGGCGCGAGGATATATACGGTTGCTCCAAAGCTGGAACAGGCTGACATCATCTACGGTACTACATGGTCAATGGTGCAGCTCGATCCGGAGTGGATCAGCAAGATGGAGGCCGTCAGGTCAAAACGTGAGGCCACACACCAGAAGGTTCCGGACGATCCGACATGCGTTAAGAAGCGCGTGTCCGATCTGTTCCTGCCTTCCAACAACTCGACCATGAAGAAGATCGCGTTCGCAGCAAAGCGGTCGGACGGCTTTAATCCGAGTCTTGGAATCTGTGACGAGATAGCCGCGTGGGAAGGTGACAAGGGACTGAAGCAGTATGATGTCATCAAATCAGGCATGGGATCACGACCGGACGCGAGGATGCTGTCATGCACCACTGCCGGTTATGTGAGTGATTCAATATTTGACGAGCTGGTCAAGCGATCAACTCGTTTTTTATTGGGCGAGAGTAAAGAGAAGCGGCTCCTGCCATTCCTTTACATGATAGACGATGTTGAGAAATGGAACGACCTCAACGAACTGCGTAAGAGCAATCCTAACCTCGGCAAGTCCGTGACGGCTGATTTCTTTCTCGATGAAATTGCGGTCGCAGAAGGCTCGTTACCGAAAAAGGCCGAGTTCATAACAAAATACTGCAACCTCAAGCAGAACAGCAGCATGGCATGGCTCCCGGCGAATGTCGTGGATCATGCTGGCGGCGATCCGCTTGATCTTGAGGACTTCCGCAATAGTTACTGCATCGGCGGTATCGACCTGTCACAGACGCGAGACTTAACGGCCTGTTGCGCGGTGATCGAGAAGAAGGGCGAGCTTTATATATTCGCTCACTTCTTTCTCCCGGCAGAAAAGATTGACGAGTGTACGCAGAGGGACGGAGTTCCGTACAACATCTACATCCAGCGCGGTCTGCTGTCGGCAAGCGGTGACAACTTCGTGGATTATCACGATTGTTATAACTGGTTTGTTCGTTTAGTCGAACAATATCAGATACTTCCGCTGCAGATAGGTTATGACCGATATTCCGCGCAGTACCTTGTGCAGGACTTGGAGGCTTACGGATTTCACACAGACGATATATTCCAAGGCGAGAACCTTTACGGAGTCATTCAAGAGACACAGGGGTTGCTTGAGGACCAAAAGATACACATCGGAGACAATGACCTGTTAAAAGCGCACCTACTTAACAGCGCAATAAAAATGAGCACCGAACGAGGAAGGGGCAAGTTGGTAAAACTTACTCCTTCTCTTCATATAGACGGCACGGCGGCCTTGCTCGATGCAATGACCGTCAGACAAAAGTATTACGCCGAAATCGGCGAACAACTCAAAAACGAGGATTAAGACATGGGACTTTTCGACATCCTGTTCAAAAGCAGACCTAAAGAGCGAGGACAGTACGAAGGCACTTTCAAGATGCTGAACGGCTATACTCCGCGCTTCACTACATGGGGCGGCGAGATTTATGAATCAGAGCTTATCCGGTCAGCGATCAACGCAAGGGCAACACATATCAGCAAGCTGAAGATAGAAGTCGAGGGTGCGGCGCGTCCTGCGTTGCAGAACAAGCTCGCACATGGCCCGAACCAGTTCCAGACATGGAGCCAGTTCATGTATCGGCTTTCGACCATCCTTGACATACACAACACGGCTTTCATCACGCCTGTGTATGACATCTACGGCGAGCCTTCCGGAATCTATTGCCCACTGCCGAATAAGTGCGAGGTCGTTGCTTACAACAACATACCTTATCTGCGTTATGAGTTCTCTTCCGGAGACAAAGCAGCCATCGAGCTGGATTACTGCGGAATCATGACAAAGCACCAGTACCGGAGCGATCTGCTGGGCGAGACAAACGGCGCACTGTTCCCGACTATGGAACTGATCCACATTCAGAATCAGGGCATCGAGGAAGGTGTTAAGTCGGCGGCAACATATCGTTTCATGGCGCAGTTGTCAAACTTCGCAAAGGCCAATGACCTTGCCAAAGAGCGCAAAAGGTTCACAGCGGAGAACTTCAGCAAGGACGGCGGCGGTCTGCTCCTGTTCCCGAATACCTATTCCAACATCCAGCAGATAAACGCAAAGCCGTTTGTAGTGGATGCGGAACAGATGAAGATCATCCGCGAGTCCGTATATGAATACTTCGGAGTCAACGAGGACATTCTGACAAACAAGGCATACGGCGATGCGTGGACGGCCTTTTATGAGGGCGCGATCGAGCCGTTTGCGATCCAGTTCAGTGAGGTCATGACAAAGATGCTTTTTACGTTCAGAGAGCAGTCCCAGGGCAACAGGGTAATGGCAACGGCGAACCGGCTTCAGTATTTGAGCAACTCTGAAAAGCTGAACGTATCCTCGCAGATGCTCGACCGAGGGATCATGAGCATCAACGATGTCAGAGAGATATGGAACCTTCCGCCTGTTGACGGCGGTGACGCAAGAATAATCCGCGGCGAGTATTACAACGCGGATGAAAAAGTAACGGAGGAATCCAGCGATGAAGGAAATAATTAATTTTGAGTTTGAAGTAAGAGCTGAATCAAACGATGAATACGGAAAGTATCTGTCAGGGCATCCGATCGTCTTTGACTCAGAGACTGAAATATACACGCCACTGCGAGGCCGGTTTATTGAAGTAATAGAAAGAGACGCACTTGCGAGCACTGATCTGCGCGATGTGCGTTTTTTAATTAACCACAACACAGACATGATTCCGCTGGCACGGTCTCGCAATAACAACGAACATAGCACGATGCAGATGACCGTAGACCCGGAACATGGGTTGTTTATCCGCGTCAATTTGGACACAGAAAACAACACAGAAGCAAGGAATCTTTATTCGGCTGTCGAGCGTGGAGACATTACCGGTATGTCGTTCATGTTTGCGGACGTTAAGGATAAATGGGAAGGTGTAAATGACGCTTTGCCAAAAAGACACATCACCTCTATCGGGCGCGTCCTTGAGGTAAGTGCCGTCACTTTCCCTGCTTACGAAGCTACTTCGATTCAGACAAGGGGCCTGTCTGATGCACTGGATAGCGCATGGGCATCACTGGACAGTGAGAGAGCAAGACTTGAAAGAACTGAAGTAGAAAAATTAAAAATCAAACTTTTAGCGAGGTACCAGTAATGAATTTCACTGAAATGAGCATCGATGAACTTCAGACAAAAGTTATCGAGATGCGCGAACAGATCGAAAAGAGCGAAGACATTGAGGAGCTTCGTTCCTTTAATGCTGATTTAGCCACATTGACTGAAGAAATCGAGAACCGCAAAGCAATCGAGGCTGAAAAGGCCGAGATCAGGTCAGCAGTCGCAGAGGGTGCTGGCTCCGTAATCACTGAAGTTGTAGTAGAGGAGAAAAAAATGTCCAACGAAGAAATCAGAAACAGCAAAGAATACATTGACGCTTATGCAAACTATATCCGTACAGAGGATGATACAGAGTGCCGCGCACTTCTGACAGAGAACGGCAGCGGATCACTTCCGGTTCCGGAGCTTGTATATGACGTAGTAAAGACTGCGTGGGATCGTGAAGGCATCATGAGCCGTGTCCGCAAAGCCTATGTTAAGGGAAACCTTAAAGTTGGTTTTGAGATCAGCGCGAGCGGTGCTGTTAAGCACACCGAAGGTCAGGCAGTTGACGAGGAAACTCTGGTACTCGGAACTGTAAACCTCATCCCCAGCGCAATCAAAAAATGGATCAGCGTATCCGATGAAGCACTTGACATCGCTGCCGGTGGCGAGAACTTCCTGCGTTACATCTATGACGAGCTTGCTTATCAGATCGCAAAGAAGGCCGCTGATGAACTCATCGCCTCCATTCAGGCTTGTGGCACCGTTTCCACGACCACTTGCCCCGGAGTGCCGAAAGTAACAGCAGCAAGCGCAACTCTTGGAACTGTTGCAGACGCGATCGCTCATCTGTCTGATGAAGCCGCTAATCCGGTTATCATCATGAACAAACTTACATGGGGAACCTTCAAAAGCTTACAGGCAGCCGGTAACTATGGCTATGATCCGTTTGAAGGACTTCCGGTTCTGTTCAACAACAACATCACTGCTTATAGCGCAGCCACGACCGGCGTTACCTACATGATTGTTGGTGATCTGGATCAGGGCGCACTTGCAAACTTCCCGGCTGGCGAAGAAATCAGATTCAAGTTTGACGAGATGACTCTTGCGACTTCCGATCTGGTTCGCGTTATCGGTCGTGAATATGTCGCTGTTGGCGTTGTAGCACCGAACGCATTTGTAAAAGTTACAAAATAATCTCGCTTTGAGGAGGGCAGGATTATGAAGACGCTTATTGCAGTACCTTGCATGGATCAGGTCCCGGCTCCATTCTGTCAGAGCCTCGCACAGCTTCAGAAAGAAGGCGAGTGTGTTCTGGCGATGAAGTCCGGGGCGTTAATTTATACGTCAAGAAATGACCTTGCGATGTCCGCGATCCAGATGGAGGCGGATTACGTCATGTGGTTCGATTCCGACATGGTTTTCAGACCTGACACAATGGTCCGGATGCTGAAAACGGCTCGCGAGAACGACATCGACATTCTCACCGGCCTGTACTTCAGACGAGTTCCGCCTTATACGCCTGTCCTTTTCGACAAGCTGGAACTCCGGACGAAGAACATCGTGGCATGGTCCGAGTTCAAGAAGATTCCGGAAGGACTTTTTGAAGTCGGCGGCTGCGGATTCGGCTGTGTGCTGATGAACACCGGGGTATTCCTTGACATACAGGGCAAATTCGGGAACATGTTCGCGCCTATGGGCAACAACGGCGAAGATATTGCCTTCTGCATCCGTGCGAGAGAGTGCGGTTACAAAATCATCTGCGATCCGTCTATACTCTGCGGTCACGTTGGGTATTCGGTCGTAGACGATCAATTCTTTAAAGCATTTGGAGAAAGCAAATGAGTAACGCAGTTTTATTAAACAAAGCGAAGCTGGCGGCGAGGATCACGACATCCGCGTTTGACGATCAGATTTCTGATCTGTTGGAAGCGGCTGTTCTGGATTTAGGCGTGGCAGGAGTTGAAGTTCCGGAGCAGTACGGTCCGCTTGTCAATCAGGCGGCCATCACTTACTTCCTGATGCACTTCGGACAGCCTGATGAGTATGACCGCTTAAAGGCATCCTACGATGAGCAGAAAGCACAGCTCTCAACCTGTACCGGATACACAGATTGGGGTGATATAGATGGATCGGTCTGAAATCATAACACTCTTAAACGAATCCAAGACGCAGGACGAGAACGGCGTTTGGCATAAGACTCTGACAGAAAAGCAAGTCTTTTGTCAGGTGGATTCCGTCACACGCTCGGAGTTCTTTGAGGCAGGACGCAACGGACTCAATCCGGAGTACCGCTTTACGATCTTCTTCGGGGATTATGACGGACAGCGTGAAGTCAGATACAAGGGCAAGACATACGCCGTGTACAGGACTTACCACGCACGGACGGACGTGCTTGAACTGTACGCAGAACGGAAGGGCGGTACTAATGGCGATTGACCTTGAAAAAGAGTGCATGAAAATCCTCTCTGAATATCAGAAAGATGTCAAAGAGGAAATGGACGAAGCCATCAAAAAGGTCGCAAAGGCTGGTGCAAAGAAAGTCCGTGAAAACTCCGGAGTATTCGGAGGGACGGGCAAGTATGCGAATGGATGGACCTCTAAAGTTGAGAACGGACGTTTGTCAGCTAAAGGAACCATCTACAACGCTAAAGTCCCCGGCCTTCCGCATCTGCTGGAGAACGGCCACGCCAAACGCGGCGGCGGTCGTGTCCCGGGCCGTGTCCACATCGCTCCGGTCGAAAAAGAACTTGAAGAACTGTTCACAAGGGAGTTCAAACCATGACACACGCAGAAATACAAACCATGCTGGCATCTGTCGGCATACCAACGGCATATTACCAGTTCCCTGACAACACAGGCCAGCAGCCGCCTTTTATTTGCTTTTTCTATTCAAACAATAATGATTTTCTCGCAGACGATCAGAACTATCAGAAGATCGAGCATTTAATCGTTGAGCTATACACAGACAATAAAGACTTTGAACTTGAGGCGGCTGTTGAGGCCGCTTTAAGTTTGCACGGACTTGTGTACTCGCGAGACGAGGAATATCTCGGATCAGAACAGATGTATGAGGTTGTCTACGAGATGGACGTAGTAATCACAGAACCAGCCGCAGAACCTACTGCGGCAGAGACGGAGGAACAATCAAATGGCTAAAATCAAATATGGCCTTTCAAATGTTTACTATGCGATCGGAACGCCGTCCACGTCTGGCAACAATGCCTATACATACGACACTCCGGTAGCATTTCCGGGAGCGGTTGCACTGTCCCTTGAGCCACAGGGCGATAACACCACATTTTATGCGGATAACATTGCTTATTGGGTAGGGAACGGAAACAACGGCTATTCCGGAACTCTTGAAGTTGCCAGAGTAATCGACAGCTTCAAAGAGGATGTCCTTGGGATGATTAAGGACAGCAAAGATGTACTCGTTGAGGACATGAACGCCCCGATCGTACACTTTGCGCTTATGTTCCAGTTTGAGTCTGATGACAAGGCCACGAAGCATATCATGTATAACTGCACATGTACACGCGCTTCCGAGGCTGGCAACACCAAGGCCGAGAACATCGAGCCGCAGACCGAGACTCTCAACATCGAGTGCAAGAGCATCTACAATGCTTCTCTTGATGCCGAGATCGTAAAGGCTGAATGTTCTTATGGATCACAGGCATACGCGAACTGGACAAGTGCGGTTTACTCGCCGACAGCACCGTCAACGTCAACCTGATGAGGAGAAGGGCAATATGAGAGACGTTTTCAAAAATGATGAGAGGGAGATACCTATGGCGGCAAATGCCGCCTCTCCCTTCATTTATTCCAAGATTTTCAATGAGGATTTTGAAAAGGACGCAGAGTCCATCATGGCATGGCGGAAGATGACATACGTCATGGTACAACAGGCAAATGTCGGCGAGGCGGAACTTCTGAAAGGCAAGCTCACAGAATCAGACTGCATCATGTGGCTGACCCAGTTCGATCCGCTTGAGTTCGCGGACATCCTCAACTTTGCTGCGGAGCTTTACGCAAAACAGCAGAAAACGAAGTCAACCCCAAAAAATTAGGCCGTGCAACGGACCGGCCTTTTACCACAGCGCTCTTCATGCTTCGCTGTCTTGAGTTAGGCATAGACCCGTTGCATCTATACCTGTTCGATTACGGGGACATCATGGATCTGTTAATCGAGCGCGGAAACGATGCAGAAGAGTACGACTATAAAGCGACACAAGCAGATTTTGACAGGTTCTGAATATGGCAAGTGGAAGAATCAAAGGTATAACCATTGAGATAGATGGCAATACTACCAAACTACAAAAAGCACTAAGCGGTGTTGATAAGTCTTTAAAGACCACGCAGAACAACCTCAAGGACATTGATAAGCTGCTTCAGTTCAATCCGGGTAACACCGAACTGCTGACACAAAAGCAGAAGAACCTTGAAAAGGCTATCGGTGATACCAAGACAAGGCTCAAAGAACTGAAGGACGCACAGTCCCAGGTTTCACAGGGTACGGACGAATGGGACGCACTTCAGCGTGAGATTCTTGAAACCGAGAACAATCTGAAGAACCTTGAGAAGGAATACGAGAACTTCGGTTCTGTCACGGGTCAGCAGATCAAGGCAGTCGGCGACAAGATGAAGGGCGTGGGCGACAAGGTAACGGATGTCGGCAAAAAGCTGACACCTGTCTCCGGAGCGGCGGCAGCCATCGGCGGCGGACTTCTCAAGCTCGGCTATGACGCGATCACGAGCGCGGACGATCTCAGCACCTTATCACAGCAGACCGGCATCTCCACGGACGAACTCCAGAAGATGAAGTATGCGTCCGATCTTGTTGACGTTTCTGTCGATGACATCACCACCGCACTGCGGAAGATGAAAGCCAAGATGGACCCGTCAAACGAGTCGTTCAAGAAGCTGGGCATATCTGTCACCAACGCGGACGGCTCAATGCGTGATGCTACGGATGTTTTCTATGACAGTCTTGAAGCATTAAGCAAGATCCAGAACGAGACAGAGCGCGATCAGGCGGCTATGGATCTGTTCGGCAAGTCTGCGGACTCCCTTGCAGGAATCATTGATGACGGCGGCGAGGCTCTGAAGGGATACGGCGAAGAGGCGGAAAACCTCGGCCTTATCCTTGACGAAGACACCATCTCATCGCTGAACGACACAAACGATGCAGTGGACAAGATGAAAGCAACCGTATCCACTACGCTCGGACAGGTCGGTGCTGATGTGGCTGAAGTGTTAGGCCCTGCGGTCGAGAAGGTCGGCGAATGGATCGGCACCATCACGGAGAAACTGCGGTCACTCACTCCGGAGCAGACAGAAACGATACTGAAGATCGTGGCAGTAGTCGCGGCAATCGCTCCACTGCTTGTTGTAGGCGGTCAGCTGATCGCCGGTATTGGTTCGCTGATAACCGTCATCGGGACAATCGTGGGCGTTCTGGGCGGTCCTCTTACGCTGGCAATCGGCGCGATCATCGCAATAGGTGTCCTGCTCTATAAGAATTGGGACAAGATCAAGGAAGTTGCTGGCAAGGTCAAAGAGGGCGTTGTCAAGGCATGGAACGGGCTGAAGAGCGGCGTGACCAAGGCGATGAGTACCGTCAAGGAAAAGGTCACGACTGCATGGTCCACCATAAAGGAAAAAGTCAGCGAGACGGCTTCAAACGTCAAAGAAAAAGTCGTTACAGTCTGGAACGCAGTCAATCAGAACACCGCGGAAAGATGGAACGCGGTCAAATCGAAGATTTCTGAAACGTGGTCCTCGATTAAGTCCACCGTCTCCGAGAAGGTATCCGCTGTCAAGTCGAACATCTCCGAGAAGTTCGGTGAAATGAAATCGAACATCGGCGAGAAGATGTCAACCATCGCATCAAACCTGTCGGAGAAATGGGGCGCGATCAAGTCCAGCATGGGCGAAAAACTTACTTCGATGGCTTCAACAGCATCAGAGAAGTTCGAAGCGATCAAGAACGGCATCCAGGAGAAGCTGACAATCGCGAAGGACTTCGTTTCCGGAGCGATCGAGAAGATAAAAGGCTTCTTCAATTTCGATTGGAGCCTTCCGCACATTAAGCTGCCTCATTTCAGTATTTCAGGCAGCTTTTCACTGTCTCCACCATCAATACCGCATCTGTCCGTTGACTGGTACCGGAAAGCGTATGAAAACCCATACCTGTTCACAAGCCCGACCGTGATAGGCGGCAAAGGATTCGGAGACGGCAACGGTGCAGAGTTCGTGTATGGTTACGAGAACCTCATGCGAGACATCGCACAGGCGAAAGGCGGAGACACGATAAACATCAATGTATACGCGAGCGATGGCATGAATGTCAACGTACTCGCGGACAAGATCCAGCAGAGATTAGCACGCGCACAGCGGCAGAAGGCGGCAGTATATGCTTAATTATTTCCTTTTTGGCAATTTCGACAGCCGCACATACGGGGTATACATCAGCGGTTCGGGAGTGTTCAACGCTCCCAGCCGTGCGTATGAAATGGTCAGCGTACCGGGCAGAAACGGCGATCTGATTATCAGCCAGAACCGATACGAAAACATTGATGTCACTTACCCGGCGTTTGTGCGTGATACGTCATTCAAGACCAACCTTCAATCCGTGCGGTCAAAACTGCTCGCGACCCCGACATACGCACGATTGAGTGACACATACCATCCGGACGAGTTCCGGGCGGCGTTCTTTTCGGAGGGCGTGGAAGTATCGCCGACAAACAGCCTCGCAGCCGGTCAGTTCGACCTGACATTCAACTGCAAGCCCCAGAGATTTCTGGTATCCGGTGAATCGGCTGTGGTCATGACGAACGGCGGAACGCTCACGAACCCCACAGATTTCCCGGCAAAGCCTTCCATAGTCGTGCAAGGCTACGGAACGCTCACGATCGGGAGCGATGTAATCACAATAGATGATATGTATCCGTCAATCGTGATCGACTCGGAGATTCTGGACTGCTATGCCACTTCCGGGCTTCCGCTGGTCAATTCGGCGATAGTCGGAGCGGCGATACTCGGCAGCAGCAGTTATATGGCTAATGCAAACGGAGCGGTCACGTTCGCAAGCGGAGATTTTCCGGTGCTGAAGCCAGGAACGACCGCAATTACTTATTCCAACACGATCACAAGCGTAACCGTATTCCCACGGTGGTGGAGATTATGATACCTGTTTTAATCGACCAATACGGAACATCATACCAGACAACGCTCGGACGGCTCTCCGACTGCGTATCCTGCCTTGTCACGGAAGAACGCAACGGAGAGTATGAGGCCGAGTTCGAATATCCGATCACCGGTATCCATTATGAGGATATCATCGAAGGCCGGACTATTCTGGTAGACCACGATGACACGGGCAAGGCCCAGCCGTTTGATATTTACAGTCACACGGCACCGATTGACGGCATCGTTACATTTCACGCGCATCATGTTTCATACCGTCTGTCGAATGTCATCCTCAAGCCGTTGACAGCCTCATCCGCTTCATCGGCTTTTTCTAAATTTGAAACCCAGACAATGACACCGCAGCCGTTTTCATTCATAACGGACGTTTCGACTGCTGCCAGCTTCAAAGTGACTCATCCGTCCTCGGTGCGGTCCGTGCTTGGCGGCGTGGAAGGGTCCATATTGGACGTTTACGGCGGTGAATATGAATTTGATGATTTCACCGTCAAGCTCCACGCGGCGAGGGGCGCAAACAACAACGTAACTATCCGTTACGCAAAGAACCTCACCGATCTGGAAGAAGAGTATGACGAGTTAGACCGTTACACGGCGATCATTCCGTATTGGATGGACACGGATTCGGGCGAGTGCGTATACGGCGATCAGATCACTGCACGGAACGGGAAACTCTTCTCATACACATGGACGAACCAGAACAACGTCACGATCACGGACGAGAACGGTGAAGATTTTTACTTTGATTATTACGAAAGTAAAGCCGTCACGATGGACTTCACGGACGAGTTTCAGTCCAGACCAACAAAGGAACAGCTTGAAGCCAGAGCGGCGGCATATCTGAAAAGCAATAAGCCGTGGGTGCCGAAAGAGAACCTTGAGGTCGATTTCGTTGCGCTCTGGCAGACAGAAGAATACAAGAACATCGCACCGCTTGAGCGTGTGGGCCTGTGTGATACGGTCCGGATCATTTACACGGCACTCGGTGTTGACTCCACTGCAAAGGTCATCAAGGTCGTGTGGAACGCTCTGGCTGAACGATACAACTCTATCGAGCTTGGCGAGGCAAAAGCATCGTTTGCGGACACCATCATGCAGTCCACAGAAAAGATCGTGGAAGACCGGCCTACTTACTCCATGATGGCGGAGGCAATCGACAAAGCCTCTGAACTCATCCGGGGCGGTACGGGCGGTCATGTGGTCATGGGCGTGGACGCGGAAGGCAAGCCGAACGAAATATTTATCATGGACACGGAAGACGTGGACACTGCGGTCAACGTGTTAAGGATAAACATGAACGGCATCGGGTTCTCATCCAACGGAGTCGAGGGCGAATACTCCACAGCATGGACGCTTGACGGGTCCTTTGTCGCGGACTTTATAACAGCCGGGAGCATGGCGGCGAACCGGATCAGGACGGGAACGCTGGCATCTACGGACGGCTCGTCCTATTGGGATCTGGACGGCTCTGAACTGCGTTTTTATGATAAGCGGTTCGATTCCTACGTTGAACTCGATGAAGGATATATCCGCTTCTGTCATGGCGATGAGCAGTTCGGCAAGATACTGCGGATGCTATCCGGAGACGAAGATCTCCTTGCGATCACCGGACCGGACTACAACACAAGGATTACGCTGTTAGACAACGTATCGGCAACTGCGGAAGATTACATCTCCCAGAACGCCGGGACCTTCATCCAGCAGAAGGCCAAAGACAGCATCCGGATGTTTTCCGGCGCAGACAACAGTTCAATGATGCGAATGTACGATGACGGCAACAGTCAGTACATCGACATGAACAGCGGCGGCAGCACATGGCTCCGGATAGATGGCAAGAACTCATACGCAACACTGACAGGCGGAGCAAACACATGGGTGCGTGTTGACGAGGGCAACGGCTACGTCTGGATCAAAGCGTCCGACCTCATCATAAACGGCTTCAGCGGATACACCGGCTCATTCACGGCAGGAGATTCGACCGTGACCGTGAAGAACGGAATAATTACAAATGTCTCATAAGGGAGGCTTGATATGCAGATTCATGAACTACCAACCGGCGTAGCGTCATCCGATGACTATTTAGCGATGGATGATGGCACGTCTACAAGAAAAGCACATTTCTCCGCGTTCAACGCGGCAGACAACCCCGTGACATTTACGAGCCGGGACGAGTCCGCACCAGAAGAGTGGAAAGGCTTCTCCGCGATGGAGACAGGCTCCAAACTGTCCGTTCTGATGAACCGCATTTCAGCCGGGATCAGCAACGTGCGGTATCTGCGGTCCTTTATCGGTACGACCGCACTCGGAACAACTGCCACGACTATCACCGGAGCGATCAAGGAATTGGTCAACAAGATCGGCTCAACTGCGACCGGTCTGACTGCCACGACAATCACCGGCATGATTCGTGAGTTGCGGCTGTCGATCGGATACACAAAGAGCTTCACAAGCTCCGCAGACCAGACGATACCATTCTCAAGCAGCGGAACAAGCGTCTACGCAGCAGTCGGCTCGATCGACCTTACAAAAGGCACATGGCTGGTTATCTGCAAGTGCAGATTTTCCGCAAACGGCAACGGCACCAGAAAGATGAATTTTTCGCAGACATCTGGCGCAGCCGGGTGGACGGTTTCACTTCCTGCGGCAAGCGGTGAGGCGACCGATATTCAGTTAGTGACCATAGCAGACTTAAACGATGACGCGACCTATTACATGAATGTCTGGCAGGACTCCGGTTCAAACCTGACTTGTGTGTCAGGACGTGCGACCATCAGGGCGATCAGAATCGGCGTGTCAGCATAGGAGGGAAATAAATGGCATACATAAAGACGGATTGGACGGACGGTATGGTCATATCAGAAGCCGGTCTTGACCATCTTGAAAACGGCGTTTACAACAACAGCGTGGCGATCGGCGACCTTACCGACCTTGACACGACCGACAAGACGAACCTTGTCGCGGCTATCAACGAAGCGGCTCAGTCAGGCGGCGGCGGTGGCGGCATGTCCAACGCGGTCAAGGATGCACTGCTTCAGATCGCTTCAAAAGTGGCATACATAGACGAGGACGGACAGGATTATTATGATGACCTTTACAACGCGCTGTATCCTGCTGCTGAAATAGTGAGTATCAACGCAGAATACACGCAGACCGGCACGGTATACACGACTACATCCCTTGAAGATTTGCGGAATGACCTTGTCGTAACGGCGATATATGACAACGGTTCTGTTGTGCCTGTTATCAGCTATACGCTGTCGGGAACTCTGACCGTGGGCGAAAGCACCATCACAGCCACATACAGCGGCTTCACGGACACGTTTGACGTTACGGTATCTGCGGCACCGACCGTGAGCAGTATAGCGGCGGTCTATACGCAGAGCGGAACGGTCTATGATACGGACAGCCTTGACAGCTTGAAGACTGACTTGGTTGTCACTGCGACCTATTCTGATTCAAGCACGGCAACAGTGCCGTCTGCGGATTATACGCTGTCAGGGACGCTGACAGTGGGTACGAGTACGATTACCGTTACTTATGAAGGAAAGACCACTACGTTCAACGTGACGGTATCTAATGGATGGCGGTATCTTCCGAGCATGGGGTTGCTGTCTGCACAGGATTTTGTGACTACGAGCGGCACAGCGGAAGTAACTGAAACGATTGTCGGTGACGCACTGCGTTTATATGGAGCTGTTGACCAGTCATCTCCATTTAAATCGTTTATGTTTACGCCATCAACGCTTACATCATGGGGCAAATACAAGTTTACGTTTAAGGCTATTGATGTTGGTTATTTGCTTACAAATAATACAAGTTCTCAAGGCCACATGGCTTTTAGATTGAGCAACGGAACAAATGGCGCATCTTTTGGTATTGCAAGATACGGTTCTTCCAGTGCGGCGGTAAAATGCAGATATCAAACAAGTTCGTCGTTGACATGGGGGCCGGAGGTATCTTTAAACGAATGGCATACCGTAGAAATAACAATCGAAAATAACAAACAAAAAATCACAATGGATGATTCTGTAATAATAGAAAACGCAAATCTTGGTTCGAGTTATGTAACGAGTAATAGGATAAATTTTGCTCTGTCAGATTCAAATGTAGTCGATATTTATATCAAGAGCATTGAATATACCACCGATTGACGAGAGAAGGTGGTGAAATGATTTACAATAAAAACGGGAATGTATTATTAAATGCTTATGACAAAGTCGGGAGCGGTCTTTCTGTTGCGTATGACAAAACTGGGAATGTTGTTTTTTCTTCCGAACCTAACCAGTTAAAAATTATGGAATACAATGTGGGACAATGGTATATAGGTGATGGTAATGCCGTCCCAACAGCAAAAAAAGAAGCCTATTACAATTTGCAAACAGGCATAATTGAAGATAATGACCCCGATATACTGTTAATCAATGAGTATTATGGGAATTTTTGTACAGATGGTACATCGGCACTTACGATTCTTCAAAGTCTTTTTGAGTTTGTCCACGTTGTTACGTCTGGCACTTATTATGGCAGGGCGATATGCTCAAAATATCCGATAAGCAATTATACGCAACGGCTGTTTACTGGAGAATCAAAAAGGTATTATGATACTTGTACTATCACTATAAATAGTATTCCTGTGACGGTATGCGTTACGCATTTTGATCCTAATTCACTCGCAAAAAGGGAAGCAGAAGTTGCGGAATTAATAAGCTATCTGGAACAGCAGACACGCTTTATATGTTGCGGTGATTACAACACGCTTGACTGTAAGGACACATCGGGAGCGGATTATACTGCAATTATAGAGCCGCTGTTGAACGCAGGATTCCATTGTGCGAACTGTACGGATTTTGGATTCCTTGAAACGTATTCAGACCAACCAACAGGCACATGGACAGGCTGTCTTGATAACATCGTTACATCGGCAAACATTGACATCTTGTCTGCGTCTGTTGACACGACAAAATTGCATGATGGATTAGCCGACAAGACAGACCACATGCCGATAATAGCAACTGTACAGTTGGAGGCACAAGCATGACCGAAATAATCATCGCAATCATCGGGAGCGGTGCGCTGGCATCTGCTATGAGCATGATAGTCGGCGCAATACAGAAAAGAAGTAAGTTGAGGAAGTTGGAGAGGGACACGGTTCGGCTCCAGCTTCTTTTTCTCATGTACATAATGCCCGATGAGAAGCAGGAAGTAATGACGCTCGGACAGTATTACTTTGAGACTCTGAAAGCTAACTGGTACTTGTCATCTCTGTTTGATAAGTGGCTGAAGTCCAATAGCTTGGAGCGTCCGAGCTGGTTCAAGGGAGGTAGTGACGAATGAAAGATTGGCTTATACGAGCATTAAAGACCTTTTGTCAGGCGTTTTTCGGTGTACTGATTCCAGAAGTATGCCTTATGCTGAACGGCAACTTGCCTGACAGCATAGCCGGGGCAAAGGCTCTGCTTATTCCTTTAGTATGTTCTGCCCTCAGTGCCGGCATAGCGGCGGCGTGGAATATCATTCTTGAGCATCTGAAAACAGAAGAGGTGGAAATGGATGACTGATTATAAGCAGTATAATTATCCGTGGTATCCTTACGCTGCGGAAACCATCGCCGTTGCCGGGTGCGGCCCGACATCATGCTCTGATCTGCTTGACGTAGACCCCACAGAAACTGCGAAATGGATGACGGATAACGGATATGCCTATCCCTATCAGGGAACGGCTTACGAGGGCATTTCTGCGTGTCTTACGGCATACGGCGCAGAGGGGCAGACGGTCGCACTCAATCAGGACGGCATCACGGACAACGCAGCCATGAAAGCATGGCGCAAGGCGATCCAGGGCGGACAGTGCGGCATCCTGCTGATGCACAAGGTCACGAGCAGCTATTGGACAAACGGCGGTCACTACATCGCTATTGTAGCGTTCAGCAACAGCCAGTATCTCGTCTATGATCCTGCGTCTGATGTCCGCACCGGCTGGCATCCTTGGGGAGACTTTGCCGGTAATGTATCAGGGCTGTATCTCTGTAACAAGCGATGGGACGGCGACCGGATAGCAGAAGACTGCTTCTGGGGTCCTGCTACCACCAAAAAGGCACAAAAGGTATTTGGCACGACCGTTGACGGCACGATCAGCAACCAGAACAAGGATATGCAGAAGTTCCTGCCGAACTGTCAGGAAGCATCGTGGAAGTTCGTTGCACCGTCCAAACTTCAGAACGGCTCGCAGCTTATCAAGGCGATCCAGACGAAGCTGGGCATACCGGCGGACGGCTTCTGCGGTATGCAGACCATCAAGACCTTGCAGAAATTCCTCGGAGTTTCGCAGGACGGCTATTTCGGCGGCAAGTCCGTGCTTGCATGGCAGAAATGGCTTAACAAACAATAAGCCCACTCAGGTGGGACTCTTCATATTGTCCTCCTTTCGGCGGCCTCTCAGGGTGAGCATTTCGCTCCCTTGGGGGGCTTTTTTTATTGCTCAAAAGGTACCAGCATCCGCTCCGGAGCCTATATAAAAGCAATCTCAGATTTGATGCACAGCTCGCACGGCAGAATTACCACCGTGCAGGAGTGTGCGTGAGTAGCCAAAACAGCTACATTTTTGTAGAGGTTAAGATGTCAGCGAGTAGGAGTGTAAAATAATTGTGGTACCAAAAGGGTACAAAATGGTACCTCAGAGCATGGACACGGCGCGGAGTGCTGCCCTGTCTTTTTCTTCCATTTTCTGTGTGACATGAAGATACACGTCTGTCGTGACCTTGC